TAACCCGCCTATTTTCCCGCTTGTAGCGGTCATAGCTCCTGCTTTATCCACAGAAAAAGCACCTTTTCCAAGTCGTATGCCATCGATACCTACATAAACACCGTCATTAGATGTATCGGTCATTGAAGTAACGCCGTTGTATAAGCTGTTGCTTGAAATGTAAAACCCGCCTATTTTCCCGCTTGTAGCGGTCATAGCTCCTGCTTTATCCACAGAAAAAACCTTTCCAAGTCGTATGCCATCGATACCTACATAAACACCGTCATTAGATGTATCGGTCATTGAAGTAACGCCGTTGTATAAGCTGTTGCTTGAAATGTAAAACCCGCCTATTTCGCCATCATCTGATGTTATCTTGCCAGTTAAAGTAAGTCCATTATTTGTTACTTTGAATACTTCGTTGTTATTGCTTCCAGCTGTTATTGTAAAGCTATCAGAAGTGAAAGCATAAGTAAATTTGTTTGCCGTTCCACCTGTTTTGGTTGCATATGAGCTTAGCTCATCTGTTAGGGTATTAGTGTTAATGATTATGTGGTCTGCGTTAATTGATAATTTGGTTTTTCCCGTGCTGTCGTTTATTGCGCCAATAATCGAGGAAACCTGTATGTGGTCGGCTGTTAGGTTATTCACGGCAAGGCTTTTTAAAATGGCGTTGCCGTCCTTGTCTATGCCGTTTTTCCACACGGTGTCCGAACCGTTCCATTTATTCGTCCAAGCAAACCCGCCACCGTTGAAAATTAAAATATACGAGGAAGCTTCAAGCGTTGAAGCGTTGCCGAAGTAGTACGTTGTGGAACCGTCAGCATTGGTAACGGAAAACTCGTACAAACCGAGTGCGTTCATTATCGTTTTATCAAGCGATATAAGTGCTTGTTCACGGCTGTTAAGCTCTTTTTTCTGTTCCTCTTTCGCCTCTTTTAAAACCGCCATTTCTCGGTTTGTTAGCCCGCTCACGGGGGTTAAAAGCTGTTCGGCTACATTATCCCCAACGCCCGCCGTCGTCTGTCTGCCGTTGAGTTTGTAGCTGATGTTTGTTATAACGCCGTTATGCTCTGCGCCGTTCTTTTCGGTGTAGGTTACTATGTCAAGCGGCATTAGCCACGGCATAGCGACCGTATCCGCCGAAAAAGGTCGGTATTTGAACCCGCCTAAGGCGTTGTAAATATTGTCCGCAAGCGACTGTGGTTCCGCCTGTATGAGTTCGTTGCCTGTGATATTCAGCGCAAATTCCGAAACGTTCAAGCTGTAACCTGCAGTCCCTGCGAAGTAGTCCTCACTGTCGTAGTTTACGTTTACGCCTGTTATGGTGTTATCAATCTCGGATAGGTCGTGTGAGAACCTTTCACTTGCCGTTATTTTCTCGCCACTCTCGGTGTAAAAGCCTATAAATAGCTTGCCGTCGGTATCTATAATGCCGTTTACGCCCATAATCTCGAACGCCCACATCATTGCTTTGCGATAGGTCAGGTCGTCGCTCTTCTCTGGTGCGGATAGTATTTTATAGTCGTAGTTGGGGAACTGTTTAAAATCAACCGCCGCCGATATTTCAACATTGCACGTTGCGCAGATATACTCAACAAACGCCTGCACGGTTACGGGAAATGTTAGCCCTGTAAAGTCTGCCGTATAGTCGAAGTAAATCATTCTGTCGTAGCAGTCAACGGTTATAACGTTGCTTTTTCTCGGGGCTTCTACCACTGTGAAATATCCAATCGGCAGGTATGCTCTGCCATTGTTATCGTTGTTACCGTCGGCGTACAATCGGCAGAATATCTCGCTACCGCTGAACACCACGTTCTGGAAGAACTCATCGGTGTTGTCAAGCTCAAACGTCAGCGTTGAACAGTTCGCCTCGCCTATCGCTATTGTGTCGCCGCTCGCTGATGAGCGGGTAAATGAAAGGCTTTTAATTCTGTTTGTGGCGATTACGATTGTTTCTTCTAAACCGTAGAACGTGAGTTCGGCGTGTTTCGGCGTGTCCCGAAAGGCTTTTTTTGCTTCGTCTGTTAAACTATACATTAGCTACACCGACCCCCTTTTCCGCTGCGGTTTTTTCAATGATATTAAATGAGATCCTTTCCCAAAGTCCAAGCTTTGAGTTAAATAGAACGCTCTTTCGGTCGCCCACGTAGAACTCCGCCGTCCTATACCCGCCGAACATTGCATCTATGTATTCAATGGCAACGTATTCATCGTTGAACGCTTTCAGTATCGCCGAGCCGTCATTGATGTTGACGTTAGTCCATTCCAAGGTTAGTTTTACGCACTGCCCTTTGCGGTTTTTGTGCATAACGTTGTCCTCGGTTCGTCCCGCCGTGTCATCGGATAAATCTTGAAGTCCCCATTCGTAGGTTTTGGGCGGTGGTACGACAATACCCGAAACGGAACGCAAAGGGTTGAATATTTGATTGTATATTTTCACCGCTTAACCTCCGACGGGAATTATTGTTTTGCCCGCTATTCTGTTTTGCCGCTTGGCGTCCTCAATCGTTTTTTGTGATGTTACATTGCCGCTCTTGTCAACAACTTGAATTACGATGTCGCCACCGTCGTCTACTGCTTTTACCGCTTCGACTACTTCGTCGAGTTTGTCGAGTATCTCGGTGTTGTTGCCACGGGCGTTACTGTCAACGCTTGTTGTAACGCTTGTAGGTGTATAGTCAACCGATGTTGCAACCTTTATTACGCTTTCGGCTTTCAATGCGGATAGCGATTTTGTAATGTTGGCAATGCTCGCCCCTGCGCCGTCTGTTGCGGACTGTACGAGCGCAACGGCATTGTCTACCGTCTGCGTTACGTAAAGCATAAAGTCTGTGAACATTGATTTTAAGTTTGTAAACATTGTTTCATAGCCGTTTTCAATGCTGGTGTAAATGTCGCTGTCTGGTGCGATTTGTTCCGCCATTTCGTCGGTGTTGAACGCTTCGCCGAGTGCGCCTGTCATATCGTCGCTAACATCGGATATCTCGCCAGCGAACCCCTCGCCTATGCCCAACGCTATATTATTGCCGACCGTGTCCCTCATTAGTGTTGAGGGGCTATGGATGCCGAAGAAGTTCTTGATACTGTCCCAAATTGAACTGCAAGCGTTTTTAACGGTGTTTACTGTGCTTGTTACGGCGTTTGTAATGCCGTTGCCTATGCCCGTTAAAATGTTCTTGCCGAGCGATATCCAGTCCGTATTCCAGAATTTGTCCCACAGTTTTTTAATGATTTCGGCTACTGCGCTGAGTAGCTTTGGCGTGGCTTTAATAAATCCCTCTTGTAATTTGATAATCAGCTCAAAGCCGCACTCGATTAGCTGTGGTAGGTTCTCTAAAATAATCTCAATAATGGCGTATATGATTTCCACAACGGCGTCCACTATCTCGGGGGCGTTGTCGAGTAGGCAATTCACGAACGAGATTATACATTGCACCGACGCATCTATAATCTGCGGTAGGTTGTCCATTATGGTCTGTACAACGGTTTTTATTAGCGATATTACCATTGTTACAATGTCAGGCAACATTGAAACCACGCCGTTAATTAGCTTTTCGATTACCTGTTCGCCCGCCACAATTATTTGTGGTAGGTTCTCTAAAATCGTTTGCACCAACGTTTCGATAATTTGGATGGCGCACTCGATTAGCTTTGGTAGGTTATCAATTATTGAATTTAAAATCGTGTCTACAATTTGGGTAGCCGCTGCCAAAAGCTTTGGCAAAGCCTTGTTAATGCCCTTGCATAGCGAGGTGATTAGCCTTTCAGCAATGCCGACAAATGCGTCAATGTTGGTTGTTAGGTCGTCTGTGAGGTCGCCTATCAACTCAACTATTGTATCAACTACTTTCTCGAACGCTTCGCCCGCATCATCGCTATCCGCAAACGCTTGCACGATTTGGGTTATTGCTTTTGTTAGTATATTAAATTTTGTTTTCAGTCGCTCCGCCGCTTTTTCCAATATCGGCAGAATAAGCTCGCCGAGCTTTGTTGCAACTGTAACTATCTGGTCGAGGAACGCTTTAAGCCTTGTTAATACCTCAACAATCTTGTTGTATTCCTCGGTTGTTTCGTCTGTGTTGTCGTCTTTTAGGGCGGAAGAAACCGAGCTTGCGTCCGTGTCGCTGTCGCTTGTAGCGGACTGCATTGTGGTTATCTCATCGAACCCAGCAAGGTTGCCCGCTATGGCTTTGCCTGTGTCCTCAATCGCTGTCGCCACGCTTTCCTGTGCTTCGGCTGCGTCTGTGGCGGTATCTGCAATATTTCCGTTCGCAGTGCTTACGCCGAATACTTGGCGCATTGCGTTAGAAACCATTACAAGCTTATTTGCGAGGGCTGTTGCCCACGTTACGGCTTTTTGTAATGCGGGGACGAATAACGAGCCAACGTTGATTGCCGCCTGTCCTACCACCTCTTTAAGGTCGCCGAAGGAGTTTTTTAACTGCTGTATCTGCCCGTAAGGTGTTTGAGCGAGTTTCTCGTTAATTCCGCCAACGCTCTTTGCAATGGCGTTGTTGATAATTTCGACACGCTCTGCCGCTGTGGCGTTTTCGAGTAGTTTTTCTGTGTCGTCGTCGATGGCAACGCCCAAGCTTTCAAGGCTTCGAGTTGTACCGTCTTTAATCGCCTTGCCAATCGCCGTGGCGACCGATGAGGCGTTTTCTGCGGTTGCGTCAAAGCCGTAGTTGTAGGCGAGGATGTCGTTCATTCCGCTTGTTAAACTCTTCAAATCTTCCAAGTTATCAACATAAGCGGATAATGATGCAAGCCCGTTGAGCTGTACTTCGTCGCCGATAACGCCTGCCGCCTGTTCTGCCGACGCAAGGTCATAGACCGACTGTATAACGTCCTGTGTGGCGTTATAACGGTTTCGTAGCTCTGCCGTTATTTTCTGCTCGCTCAACATCTGCGTTTTATATGCGGATGCGCATTCGGTTACAAAGCTTTTAATTATCTTAACGGCAAAAACCGTTGCTATAAGCGAACCAAGCTTTTTAAGCGTTGACGACAACTTCGCTATGCCTGTTTGCGCTCCGTCCGTGTCTATTTTGGTATTTATGCGGATAGAGCCGTCGTAGCCGTTCGCCATTTTTTATACCCTTTAATCTTTGAGGAGTGAGAAAAATTCGTTGATTTTTTCCTGTTCCTCTGGCGTAAATTTTTGCGGTAGAGCGAAGCGTTCTTTTAACCTTGCATACTCTCCCCGCTGTTGTTTCGGGACTTTTGACAAGTCCTTTTCTCGAATTTCTAAAATGTTAGTGAATGCGCATTCGTTGAGGTCTTGTAGCATTGCGCAGAATGCAAACCAATGTAATCTCGCCGTGTTCAAGTCCACACCGTACGTCTTTTTAAACGCCGTGTAAAGGCGGAAGCTGTCAACCTCAAATGAGAAATTGCTTTGATTTGCCCCTGTCGCTTCGCTATTTGCGTCCTGTGGCTCTTCTTTGTCCTCGGCGGGTTCTTCTTCGTCCCCGCATTTCAAGAACCACACGACCCCGTTTAACGCTTTTTCTATCGGTGGTGCGCCGTTCCCGTAAAGTAGCGAAATTAGAACGGAAACCTTTTCACTGTCGGAAAGTTCCGTGTCCTCTGCCGCTAAACGCATTTGCACGCCGATTCGGTAGTCGGTGCGTATTAGATAGCCGTCGTACTCTGTGGGGAACTCGTCAAGGAGTGCGTTCACGCCTTGCCGCCCCTGCGCTGTGCGCCGTACTTGCTTGTTATGCTTTTATTCCTGTTTCGGCTCCATTCTGCGATAAATGGCGTTAGTGCATCCAAAAGCTCGGCGATTGAGTCGGCGGACGGTGTATCGTGTCCGAAAACCTTTTTACACGTGTCTGCACCAAGTAATGCGTCAAGCCCTGCGGCAAGCTTCTTGTTGAGTTCGAGGTTCGCTTCAAGTAATGCGTTTTCGTCAACGTTGCCTGTTCTGGCGGCAAGGCTGATTGCCTTGACCTTTTCGGCGTATTCCTCGCTGTCTGCCTTTATGCTGTTTGCGTACTCGTAGAAACGTTTAGCAAATGTACCGTCCGAAAAATCAAGGACGATATAGTCGCCGTTGTCGTTGACTTCGATTTTGAATTTGTTTTTTTGCCCTATTCTTATGCTTGCATTCTCTGACATTTTAAAAACTCCTTATATTTTGATTTTTTTATTAAAAAGGCGGCAAAAATCTGTGCCGCCTTTTGTCTGCTGTTAATCGGCGGTAAATGTTTTTGTTTCGGGGTTAAAAGAGCCTGTCCGTGCGTCGCCGTCGTAGTATACGGTGTACTCAATCGAGAGGGGGTCTGCCGCCGCTCCGCCATAGTTATCAATCGCAATGGTTACGTCTTGTAATTCAGCCTTGTAGCCCTTGTCTGCGCTCCCGTCGTATAAGTCAACCTGTATAATCTGCGTGTGGCAATCGTCAAGGGTTGCACGCTTTCTGCGCAGGTCGTTCACGAACACAAAAACGGGGTCGTCCGTGTCTGCCTTTTGGGATACGGGGAAAGAGGGTTGATAACCCGTCAATTCTGTTTCCGATGTTTCCTGTGTAATATCCTGTTCGGTGATACTCTGCGGGTTCATCGCAACGGTTTCCTCGGTTACCTTACGACCGAGGCGAGACCACGTGGGCTTTTCGCCGTTGGGCGTTGTGTTAAGAAACGTAGCAAAAAGATTTCTCTTAATCATTTTGGTTACTCCTATTATTTTTGGATTTCAAATCGTGCCGTAAACATCACTTGATAGATACGGACGGCATCGTTTTCACGTGCTATTAGTGTTGGTGTGCTTGTCTGTTTGACTTCCCAGAAGTCGACTTTATCAACACTTGGAAAGTACTCTTCCTGTTCGAGCTGTTCGGCGATACTCGCCAAGATTGAAACGGCTTCTATGCGGTCGCTGTCACTCTCTGGGCAAACTCGTAGATACAGGGCAAAATTCTGTTCAACCTCGTACCCACCGCATATATCCTCGTCAACCTTGGACTGCCCCGCTATCTGTGTTAGCATTAGAGCCGTTGTGGCGTCCTGTGCAAAATCTTGATAGCTTACGCCGCCCGCTGGTGTTTCATAAAATCGGTTAATAACGGCGATAAAGCCGAGTGATATATTTTCGAGTGTTTGTGTTATACTCATTTAGCTTAACCCCCGCCGCCTTTGCCTTTGGCAATTTCGAGCCATTTTTCTTTGTGTACCGCCTTTGCGCCCTCGAACCAATACGCCTGCGCCAGTGGGTGCTTTGCGGGCGAAAAGTTATAATTTACGCCGTAATACGCATTGCGGGCGTAAACTTCGTCCCATATGACTTGACCGCTGCCGAGTATCGGTTTTGTGGCGGTGTCGCCGCTCTTAAATAGTGCGCCCGTCTTAAATGGAACGTATTCGCCACAGTCCTTTAACACCTCGTTATCCAGCCAGAATTGAGCCTGTTTGTATTGGGTATCAAAACGGGACAAATCAATGTTCATTGACGATGTACTGCTGTTGTAGGTTATCGGCTTGCTGAATGCGCTCATTCGCCGTTCACCTCCCAATGTTGCAACTCTTCGCTACCGTAATCACAGCAATTTACCTGCAATATTCGGTGTGCGCCCTCGTCATCCGTGCGGTAGTCCTCGTATCGGACGGCATCGGACGTGGGTGTAACGCTACCGAGAACAAAAAAGTCGCCGTTTTCGCTTAGCGTGAAATGCTGTTTCCTGTCGCTTGCTTTTAATTGCGCAAACTTGGTGGCGGATATGTAGGTGCGCCCGTCCTTGATGTTGGCGGTAAAGGGAATAAAAAGCTTTGCTGTCCCGCTCTTCTTCATTCCCTCTGTGCCGATAGCCGAAGCCTTGACGGACTGTTTAAAAACGCCGTTAATAGTGGTTGCTTGATAGTTCGTGCGCCCGCCCTCTTTATAGGCGTTGAAAATGGTTACTGTATGCGGAGTGTACATCGTCAAAGCCCCCTGTATAAAAGCCCCGTTGCCCACAAGAAACGATAAATTATTGTGGCGATTTTCTCGGTTAGCTGTTCCGCCGTTAAGACTTGTGTGGCGTAGGTAACGCTATAATCGCCGACCTTTTCGCTGGTCTTTTGCGTGTTCTTCTTTCCGTCGGCTTCGTGGTTCTCAAAGAGGGCTTCGGCGATGGCGCACTCGCAACGTTTAACGTTCGGGTTATCGGCGTGTTTACTCGCTTTGCCTGCGGTGTGTGCGTCGATATACTCGCTCGCACGGGAAGCGTATGTGTCGAAGTCGGACGACGGAATTAGCTTACCTTTGTATTCGTCTGTGTAATATTCAAAATCTGCGTACATTCCGCCGCCCTCCCGTTATGTATTAGTCTGCCGCTACAAGCTTGATTTCTGCGGTCTTGTCTGCGCCGTCAACTACAATCTTAGCTCTCTTTGTCTTGTAGCCGTCCGCCTTAACTACTACTATGTAGGTGCCGTCTGGCAGGTTGGTGTACTCAACTACACCGCTTTCGTTGGTGATATCAAGCGAGCCTGCAAGGTCAACCTCTGCTTCGGACACGGTCGCTGTGCCGTCCTCGTTCTTAACGGTTACGGTTACTTTGTGTCCGCTTGTAATTGTGGCGGGTGTCAACATTGCAAAAGGCAAGCGGCTTGCATTGTCGGGGTTAAGTGCATTGATGGGGTTAGGAAGTTCCCAACCAAGGCGGCAGGTTACCATAAGGGCAACCATATTTTGCTGTGCCAAGTTGTAGATAATGTTTTTGTTGTTGTCTGTTATAACGGCTTCGGTCAACAGCTTTGCCGTCATATCCTTGCGGAAAGCGTATACGAGCTGATTGAAATCGCCCGCAATAGCCGATGCCTTTTCGCTGTCCCAAGAACCGTTTACAACGAAGTTGCAAGGGTTACCGTCAAGCGCATAGGTGTTGCCCGTCTGCAAGTCCTTTGTAAAAATAGGTCTGCCGTTCTTGTCGGTCAAGCCTCTTAAATCCGCTTTGAAAGTTACGGGTGCAATAATGGCGTTGCATTCAAAGCCGTTGGCTTCTACCTTTGAGAATAGACCGCCCTTGCCCATAATATCTTGATAGAGGTCGCCAGTTTCGGCTACGCTGTTGCCGCTGTTGTGGATAGTGTCAGCAAGCGATGTACGCCAATTTGCGGGCTTGTTTACGCCCCAAATAATGGCAGCGTCAATAGTCTTGCCGATAGCCTCGTAAATGCGGGGAAGAACTTCGCCCTCGAAGTCGTAGCCGCTGTCCTGCATATCGTCTAACACGGTGTTAGGGATAGGCACGATAACGTTTAACTGCTCCGCTACAAGTCTCTTTTTGTCCCACATCTGCTTTGTGGTCTGCGCTAATCCTGTGTCGCCCTCTACGAAGTATGCTTCGGGGAGCATAGCAAGAACGGGCATACTTTCCGTCTTACTTGACATATTGGGTAACTTCTTACCACGTGAAAGTACAACGGACTGTGCGATTGCACCCTGTATAATTGTCTTGGTTGTTTCTTCGGGGATTAAAGCTTCCGCCCCCGTGCGGGTAATGAAATCGTTAGGCATAAATTACTCCTTTTTTACCTGTTTTCTAAAATGAAACTATTGAAGAACCCTTTCTGTTCGCCGCCGTTTCCGCCACCGTTGCCGTTGTCTTGGTGCTTTGAACTGTCGAGCCGTACCACTCTACGCCCTGCCGTTGCTGTGTATTGCGGGTGCTTTGCGATGTAGTCTTTAACGGCTTTGTCAAAATCCTTTTTGCCGTCCTCGGTTTTTTCTACCTCGTTAATTACAAAATCGGCAAATTCAGCTTTGACTGCCGCTCCTACCTTTGCCACATCCATTACGGTTGCAACCCTCTCTCTGTGCGTTTCCTTGGCGGACAGTTCCTCAAACTTCGACTTGTAGGCGTCCCTTTCGGTTTTTGCCTGTTCATAGTCTGGTACTCCGCCCGCTGTCTTTTTAGCCTCTTCAATCTCTCGTGCGTGCTTGTCTGCGGACACATATTTGCCGCTTGCAAGGTTCGCAAGATTGAGCGCACTGCCCTTTGCGCTCACTCGTTCATTGAACTGTGCATAAGTGAGCGTATCTGTTCCGAATAGCTCTTTAAGTTCTTCTAATTCTGCCACTTTGGTTACCTCTGCCGAATTATTTTTTATGCGTTGCCTTTCAACGTTTCGGCGTTTCTTTTTTTTTGCGGTGTTTTTAACCGTCCCCCGCTGGACTTTTGGGCTTGTTAATCGACTTGCCCGTGTCGGTTATGCAAACGCCCGTCGGCGGTTTTGCCATTGTTATTGAATTGCTTCCCTCGAATAATCACGGGATAGCGCATTCGGGTTGTTTTTGATTAAATCTCGGAGCTGTGCTTGGCGTTCACGCACAAGCCTGTTTGCTTCGGCTTGTTTGGTCTTATCGCCCGCCGCCCCGTAAACTGCGGATTGTTTTTTCGCCTCTCGGATTTTGCGTTCCAAGTAGCGTTGTTTCTGTTGGAGTGCGTATTGTTCGTTATTGCTATAACCGAGCTTGCTTGACGGGTTACGGCTATAAGAGGGCGGATAGTCTGGGTTGGCTATGTAAAAACTGTGATGACAATTTATCCCGCATATGCCGTCGGGTTCACCATAACCGCAAACGTCTTTAAAGCTCGAATAACCCTTGACGTGGTGGTCATACCAAAAGCGTTGACCTTGCCATTCTGCGTGGCTCGGTCGTGCGCCTGCGTGGGAGCTTGTATCAACAAGATTTGCCCCGCTGACTTTTATTGTTTGAACTGTTAGCTCACCGACAACCCCGTTTACCGAAGTAACGAGATTACGCCGCACGTTCGCCTCTATCGAGTAGTTGTAAACCTTTCCGTTGCGGGCGTATTCCGCTATTGTAATGCCGCTTTGAGCAAGCTCTGTGAGTGCCTGCCTGTATGCCTGTTCCTGCGTCTTTGCCCCTGTTACCATTCCCAAATAAGCTTTATCCACAATTCGTGTGTATAAGTTCATAGCTCCTTGCAAGCAACTTGTATTGGTTAGATTTTGGACTGTTTTTGCTTTGGCTATTGCTGCCGATAAAATGGCGTTCATTGCTTCTTTATTGGCTATGCCTGTGAAACGGTCAAGCCCACGCCCCATTGCCGACAGCGTGGCGTTCTCGAAGTCTGTTGATGTTATAGCCGCCTTTTTGAACGCCTCTTCAATCTCGCTATCAAGTAGACCGCTTTTGGTTGCTACAATGTCGACAAGCTCGCTATAAATGATGTTATATTGCTGTTGCTTTAATGCGAGGAACTCCGCCGTGCCTGTTACTCTGCCGTACTTGGATATGTAATGCGCTATCTTTTCCAGCATTTCAAGTTCTACATCGCCCATAAGCTCAACAATTCGGTCGGGTATTCCGTCAATGTAATGAGGTGTTAGCATTCTGCACCGCCTTGCCTTACGTCATACTGAATATGTCAACCGCTTGGGGCTGTTCGGCATCTATTTCTTTAATGCTCGTTGCTGCTTCGTCGTCATTCTCGCCGAAGTACTTTTTGCGGAACTCGGTGCGCTTCATAAGGCGGTTGCTGACAACCTGCAAATCTCTCAACATTTCGCTGTTCTTATCTTCAATAATGCTATCATCAAATGTTACCGTGATTTCATCGTCGCAAAGTTCCTTGTAGCTCTGGTGCATAAAGGTACGCAAAATGTAAAGTATTGTTTGAACGCAGTCGGTGATAACGTCGGATATAAGCTTTTCGTGTTTCTTTACGTTTCGGAACATCTCCGAGTTTTGGGATATAATCTGCGTCGCCGTTGTAATCGTGCCGTTGTTGTAATTGAATTGCCCCTCGCCGAACCCGCACTTTGTGGATAATACGTTGAGGGCAGTTTGTATGCCTTGGTTGATTTCACCGACACGCAAAAGCCCGTTGCTTTCCTCAACAAACGGCTTGTCGTTCTTGTCCGATAGCGGTAAGCGGTAAAAGAATATGTCGTTCGGGTCGAACGTATTCGTCATTTCGCCGTTTGCTCCCTCGGCGGGTTTCATTGCTTCGACCGACACGTAAAGCCTTTTTTTTCCGAGAATAAATTCCTGCGGTAAGCTGTCAAACGTGATGTCGACCGCTTCCAACGCTGAAAGCCCATTTGCAAAAACGGAAATGCCGAGCGGGCTATCCTCTTGTATGTTGTTTTCCACGTTCGGCTTGATTATCTGGAACCAACGGCGAGAACTGCCTGTGTCAAAGCTGTAATAGCCTTTATCGGCGTCATAGGATATGTCGCCCGTTTCGCTCATTGTCCCTATGATGTTATGTATAACGTAGTTGCCGTTGTCGTCTAATAGATGTAAGCTAACTGAAACGTCCTTTCCTTTTCGGCTTAAAAATGCGCATTCGACTATGCCGTCATCATCAACGGTAAGCGGGTAAATGTTTCTGCCACATACAAAATCGAGCTTAATTTTGGCGTTGTCGCACGACACCATTTCGCCTGTGTCAAGGTCAAATTCTGCGCCCGCCAAGCGTTCCACAATCGCCCCCATACCAACGGCAAAGCTTTTTTCAATCTGCGCATTGAGTTTGGTTTCAAATTTGTTATGGCTGAATATATCCTTGACCGCTTCCTGTGCCGCTTCATCAGCAACGCTGATTTGCGTTTTCTCGTTCATTAGTAGCGACGCACAACGCTCGCACACGGTCTTAGCCATATTGAGTGACCTGCGCTTTTGGTAAACCTTATGGTCGCCGTTGTAGATGTAATAGCGGTGAAAGGACTTGACGTAGCCACGGTACCATTCCGCCCAAACTCTTTGATAGCCT